ATACAGCTCCTGCACCTGGTAATTATCCAGGGGCCATTTCAGGTTGCTGTAATAGGTGTAATTTTCAGGGTGCGGCACATAGGCCGATGATTGCGCTTCCTGGTTAATAACACCGATTGTCACCCGGATATAGGACAATGGGTCCCTGTACTTATTTCTCATAACCTCTTTATACGCCTGGCTTGCCATCTGCATTACTCCATCACCCCGCAGTCAATAATGTTTACTTTACAGTCCTTGTATAACGTCGGCAGGCCAGAAGGGGCGAACTCCACCGGCGTCGCCGTCCGATTCCCCGGGTACATCCGTATGGTCATCATGCGGTTATGCACCATATCGGGAACTTTGGCCGTCACCACGAACTTATCAAACTCCTGGAGCATGGTTGCCCAAGTCTCAGCCGGTAGAAACTTCCACTGGAGATTTTCAAACTTGTACTGGTCGCGGCCTACACGCTGGCCGATAAATTCCCCCAGTGCATTCTTCCCGTCACTCACGTTTGTAGCAACAACCAGATTTCCCCCAATGTCGGGAGCCGGAAACTCCCGGTCGTTGATTGTAATGACTGCCATACAGCACCGCCTCCTTTACGTTGTTCTTAAGGTGAGTCCGGAACGCTTTTCCAGATCCACCAGTTTCTTTTTAATCTCGCGGATATCAATGTTCACAGTCAAGTCCAGGTTCTCGATCAGCTCTATTATCTTTTTCAGCAGATCGATCATAACAGAGAGATACTGCTCACTCATACTATCCGGTCTGGACGCCATTGCGACGGCTTTATCGACCATATCTTGCATTCTCCCAGTATCTTCATAGCCAGAACTTGATGATCCCACCATAGCCAGAGGCGGTGTTGCGTTGCTCGTCATGTTCCTTATACTGTTAACTAACGGCGCAATGGCAGATCTCATACCGCCCTGAACTGCCTGGGAGATTCCCTGAGTAATCTGCATATTATTGGCAACCGCTGCCTTACCGCCCCACTTACCAATCATTTCAGGATTGCCATTTTCATTTGCAACAAACATCTGCCCAGATTTTGGGAAACCTCCTGTCGCATGGCCTTTTACACCTGGACCGCTGCTGACATATCCGGTGTCCTTTCCGGGCCCGGAGTTGTCGCTGGCGCTTTCTTCTTCAGCTTCTTCTTTTCCTCGTTTGAACAGATTCTTTGCGCCATCTACAATACCGTCCCAGACACTTCCTACAAAATCTGCAATGCCGCCCAGCCAGTTTTTCACGTCTTCCCAGATATTGCTCATGCCTTCCCAAAGTTTGTTCATGATGTTTTTTCCGACTTCCAGCATTTCGTCAAGATTGAAGATGTCCTTGATTTTCTGCCAGATTCCGTCGAACCACTCTTTGATGGCATTCCACTTCTCTTCGATGGTGGTCTTTACGCTATCCCAGATTTCAGACAGCTTATCCTTGATGCTGTTGAATATCTCTGATGCTGAGTCTTTTAAGCCGTTCCAAAGGCCGGAAATGAATGTTTTAATGTTGTTCCAGATATATTCTATCGTTGCTTTGACTAAGCCAAATTGTAATTCAATTTGCAGACGAATCCAATTTAATGCAGCACCAAGAAGATCCTTAATCCCCTCCCAAATACCGCCGAATATCTTCTTTATTCCTTGCCAAGCCCTATCCCAGTCTCCAGTAAGCGTTCCAATAACAAAATCCAGCAGACCGATAAACACATCTATGATATCGCCTATGACTTTTGATACACTTTCAAAAAAAGAGAAAAAAGCATCAATACAGTTTTTTATAAATAACGATATAATCGGCGCTGCTACTTCCATAAACCATAAGACAAACGGTTTCAAAATAGTATTCCATACCACTCCGGTAGCTTCTGCCAGTTTAGAGAAAAATTCCATGAATTTATCAATAAGCGGCGTTAATACCTGCGCTCGAAATTCTGAAAACTTCTCTGACAAATAAGTTATCAACGGCAGCATGTACTGATTGTAAAGTTCAAGAAACCTTGTCCCTATCTCCACTAACCCTTGTTTCAGATTATCAAAATATGGTTTAAAAGCCGTGTCATATGTACTATTCAGTTTATCGGCCACTTCGTCAACAATGGACTTTACCTCTGAAAAAATCGGTTCTACTGCACTAAACGTGTCCTCCAGCGTTGTCTTTATAAGCTCCTTATTCTGAACAAACGGTGCTGTAAGTACATCTAATATATCTCTAACATATTTTCCTGTCAGCTCCATGACTCCCATAAAAGCAGAAGAAAATATACCTATAATATCAGCGGCGACCTGCTTTGCACTGTCACTCCGGAACGCCTCAAAAACCGTTCCCCAAGCTTCACTTACCCGACCAACAATATTGGTGATATCTGACCCAATATCAAACATGGATATCAGATAATCCTTAATCCTCTGGCTGTTCTGTTCTAAAAATTTCGATATCCCGCCCAGCAGATTATCCGCAATTGACGCACCCACGGAAGCCATGCCTCCGGCGACTTTCCCAAGGTTAAAAACAAGACTGTTCAGGAAATTATCTGCCGCAGAAACAACAGCCGGATCCAGAAATATGTCTTTTAAACTCTGTCCGATGTTACTGATGGACTGCTGGATACTGTCTAAAACATCTTTGTTGCCAAAGGCAATATTAAATCCACCCTTAAACAGACTGGAAAGCTCTCTGGCCTTATCGATGAGCCCCTGGTACTTACTGTCCATTTCGTCTATAGCTGAGGTGTCAACCTCACCCATATCAAACTCATCAGCAGTATACCCGCCGCCCGCTCCTCCATCGGAGCCACTGCTGTCTGGTGCCTGAATAATATTAAGCTCGTCAATGCCACTTGTGGCTCCCTTGATATCTTTCGCGGCCTTCTTTGCGGCATTTCCTGCTCCTCCCATGGCAGCACTCGCATTATCCGCAGATCCGGCTATATCCTCCATGCCTGTAGCCGCAGCGGATACACCTCCGCCGGATTTCTTGCCAGTGATCAACTCTGTGAATGACTTGAAAGCATTGGCCAGGCTCATCAGTTTACTGATTATGAGGTTAATAACCTTAATAACAGGAGTCAGTACATTGATGAGTCCCTGGCCGATCGTCGCTTTCAAACTGTCAAACTGAAGCTTTAAGATGCGCACCTGATTCGCCCATCCGTCCGATGTCCGGATAAAGTCACCAGAAGCCAGGGTCAGCTGATCTGTCACGAACTTATACCGCAATGCTACCTTCTCGGCTTCTGTCATTTTGGCCGTTGTTTTGCCAAATCCATTCGCAAGTGCATAGCTGTCAAGCGCGCTCTGGGTCATGACGATTCCGAGATCTTTGAGGGATTCCGTCTCACCCGTAAATACTGATTTCAGCTTTGTGTATGCCTCGTCCTGGGAAATGTTATAGAATGACGCAACGTCTCCGGCCAGGCCGGTAAGAGCTGTCGACATCTCATAGGCCGCCTGCTCGTTGAATCCGAAGGCTTTTGCCATAGCTCCGAACGTGCCGGTAAACTTCTTTGCCATCGTTTCGGACAGGCCAAAGGATCCCGCCGCATTCCGGGCAAACTCATCTACCTTTTTCGACATACGGGGGAATGTCACGTCAACAACGTTCTGAACCTCGGCAAGATCGGACCCCAACTCAATACAGGAGGCCCCGAAATCTATAATCTTCTTAACTGCAAACGCGGCAGCCAGGGCGGCGCCTGCCTTCTTCGCCATACCCTGAATGCCGGCCATCTGCTTCTTGAAACTTCGATCATTTACTGTAAGGTCAAGACCAATTTGTCCGACGCTCTCAGCTGCCATACTATCACCTGCCTTTACTCTTCTGTAAGACAGGCACATCGGCACAGCGTCTTAAATCTTTAACTCAAATACTCGTTTACAATCCTTATTTTTGCATTTAAAAAAGACGCCCTCGCACCTGGCGTCCGGATTTCGGATTGCATTTACTGGATACCCGCAGTACGGGCACCGCACTTTTTCTCTTTCTGCTTTCATCTTCTCAATCTCAGCCACCTCCGCATAACCATGCCATTTGCCGCTCCAGATAATCCATTTGCTGATTGTAAGTCTGCGGGCTCATCTGATCTGCCTGACGGTTGCGCCATTCGTCATAGATCCGTTTCTGGTCTGCCGTAAAGTGTTTGATTACATCCTTATCCGTCTCTGACCGGATCGCCACGATGCGCCCCAACACAGTTTCCGGATCGATTCCGGCCAGAAGAGATTTAAACTCATCCCAGCTGACCGACTCAAATTCTTTCGTCCTTATTCTCAGCCCATACTGCGACAGGAAACTGGAGATAATCAAATCCCAGTCTTCAAACAGATCGTAGTACGGGTCACTGCTCCCCCCGGCCGTCACCATCAGTATCAATAATTAAGCCAACAGCCGCTTCTACTACCGTGACCAAATCGTTGAAGTTCAGCTTCATCTTCTCGATCTCTCTTTGGGACTTCTCCGGGAACATCATCTCGTACATATCCACGATTTCCTTCGGCCCCGGATCACCATTTCCCATCAGCCCCATGACCTTCAGCATGGTGGGGGCATCTGCGTTGACCTCCAGTACCTTCCCCCTGATTTTAAGGGAAGGGTTGCCATCAAATGTAAGCTTATCCGTAATATCAATTATCTTTGCCATGTTCTAATCCTCCTTATCCTGCTGGTTTCGCCGGTTTCGCCGGAGTAAAAGTTGGCTTGCCATAGCAGACCACTTCAAATTCCAACGCATCAAGTGCCGCGGTGTCTCCGCCTCCGGGTGTGGTCACATTAATAACACAGTCAAACGCCAGCTTTGCGCCAGATACCATTTCCCATTCAAACTTTGTCATTGCATCGCTGCCCATAGCCATAAATAAACCAGCTATATAGTCATTTCCCGGATCGCCAACACTTCTCTTCCCCTGGAAGGAAAAGCTGAGTTTCTTGCCGACTACTGCGCTTTTCGCCCAACCTTCCGCATCCATGGCGTACCACTCATCTGTTGTGTTGTCGATGGACGGAGCGAAATTGGTTAAATCCTTCGGAACTGCCATATCCTGTTCTACGCTGCTTAACCCCTTCGTCCCGAACTTAAATTTATTATTGTGTACTGGAAATACTCTTGCTGCTTCTGACATTTCTTGTTCCTCACTTTCTCTGATATACAAAATCCAACCATATCACATATTCGTATACACCCTTATCATCTGTCCCCACGTCAACCGGTTCGGGCACCTGAAGAATGATGCAGTGAATGGGCGTATCCCCTATGGATAGGCTGGATACATTTTTAAGTTTCTCATATAACTCATAGGCGGCCTGCTCTGACGCCTGCACGCTCTTATTCCAGTGGATCAGCAGGGAGATTCGCCGGATATCATGACTGCTGTATTCGTAGCCTCCCAGAGCCATCACCGGAGGGCCGCTGTCTTTTCGGTGGTATACACCGATGGAACGTTCTTTTTTACTGTTTAGCTTGCCGATATAGACATTGCTGTCCTCGGCAATTCCCAGGCTTGCAATATATCCCCGGATATTATCCAGTGTCAGCATCATACACCACCTACTCTCTTATAAAACTGTTTAAATGCGTTCTTTGCAAAGTCTTCCTGTTTTCCGCCTTTCAGCCATGGCGCATACCACTCACCACCGGCAAACGGATTCTCGTCTGTCTGGTAATCATATTCCGGATGATAGTAAAGCCGGCGGGCATACGGCGTACTAGAAACCAGCCTCACCCTTCCATGTCTGGAATCTCCATAGTCTACAAAGGTTGCATCTTCTTCCAGGTGACCGCTGTCAAATGGCATAACCTGCGCCTGAACTACCTCTGTATGCAGCGCCTCCGCCGTCATTTCCAGTGCGGTGACTGCTGTCTGGGTAAGTTGCTTGATCCTCGGAAAATTCATCTTCACCGATGACTGTACCTGCATCAGATCACCTCCAGCTGGCAATAGTTAACCGTTCCGTCTGGATTTCTGGCCTTCATTCCCTGCTCGATCTGACGCTCCTGACCGAACACAGTCACGGTGCCACCGCTGAGTATTGGGAAGTCCGGTGCGATATCTCCCGGGAACATGGCCGTGCCGGTGATCTGGATCAGTTTCTTTTCCGTGGTCAGAATTGTCTTTGCCCTGTCCTGAAAGTTACATTTCAGATCCAGATCAATTACCCGCTCCGGCTCGCCATGGTTATTTACGTCTTCAGACTCCAGATGAACGTGTATATCTACCTTGCAAAGCTTTTTAGGTACTAAACACGGATATCTCATAACATCACCTCGCTATCCGGCAGCACAAGCCTGTCTGGGACAGTAGCGCGTACACATCACGTTTCATGGCAATGCCCTTATCCGTGAATAGATTCCAGGAGCTGCCAAACTGAGCCGACACTCCATTAATACTGTATCCCTGCAGGATGGTGTTAATCTCGTCCACGTTCTCATACTCAAAGTCCGCCTGCTGGCAGACCACGTCCTGGATGACATCCTGCTGGAAGGCCGTCAGGTTAGAAAATCCCCGACCCACAATACGGTTGTAGGTCAGGGAATCAATGTGGCGGCTGGCCTGCTTAAGGGCCTTGTCCAGTTCGTTCATGGGGATTACTGTTCCCTTATATGCGTCACAGTAGTACTCACAGGTGGTATAAGGTTCATAGAGCATAAGGCACCTCCTATGTGACAGACCATGTACCGTCTGCATTAGTTGCTGTCTTAGGTGTCTCCCCGTCCTTAAATGTAAATGATTTCGTCTTGCTTGGGACGTCCTCAAATACCTTGTCTTTAGCATTGTAAGTCACTCCGGATAAGGAGATTTCCTTAACTGCTCCCGTTGCGGCATATCCAACAGTAATAAGTCTGTCTGGGAAGTTGCTGTCCCCGGCATCTGGCGTGAGTGTTCCATACCGAACTGTCTCACGTGCTCTCAGATATGCCTTGTTGTCTGCGTCAGAAAGACTATCCTGCATGACGGTCCCTTTGTGCTTCCCTGTATATTCCCCGGCGGTGGCCAGTCTCTCCCCACTGACAGGAGAACCAGAAGGCCAATCCACATTTCCATATTTCATTTCGTTTGGCATAATGTTCCTCCTTACTGCACCTTGATCTTGCGCATAATACCGGCTGCCTTGGTTGCCTTAAGGGCCGCGGCCGCCAGCATCTCAACCTCACCTTTCTTTACCGCGCCGGCTTCCTCGAACTTCGGCAGCCACTGTTTAACAGGGAGGCCTCCGGAAGGAGAAACCGCGTGGAATCCATCCAGGGCAATCCTTGCCGCATACAGGGACGTCTCTCCTTTTGTGTTGGATGACGTGTCGATGGATACAATCGGATCGTTGGAACCGCTCTTTGCGCCGAAATCTACCAGCGGAATATCTCCGTAGCTTTCAATCTGCTGGCCGAAATCATTCTTCGTTACCTGGTACATCCCTGCCCTGCGAGCGCATGCCCGAATTTTCGCAATTAATTTCAGGTTACCGCCGATAAAATCCGGCTTGCCGTCCAGGCCCATCAGGAACTCGTCCAGCTGGTCCAGAAACAGTTGATAATTTTCGGTCACCTTGGCTGTAGTGGAAAGGTCAATTGCCGCGCTGGGCTTGTACTCTGTGGAGCTTCCAGTTACAGCCACCTCCAAGCCGTCAAAACTCTTTTCATTCTTGCTGGAATCACCAATAATCAGTGTCTCGGAAAACAGTGCGGACGCAGACTTTATCTTCTGCTGCATCTGGAAGGTCACCTCATCATCCACGCCTCCCATATCCGCAATCACACGGTCAATCTCGAATGCGCCTCCAAAAATCTTAAGATCTGTGGTGTACTTCTGTTTCTTGGCCTCGTCCGCCGTATATTCCGCATTAACCGCGCGGAAACTGGCTGTAGATGGTGTGATCACCCGGTAATACCCATAAGTCATGGTTGCCCCGCTGCCTACGGGAGAAACGCAGTCGTCAAAAATCATATGATCCATTAAAAAACTGGACTTACGGAATTCATCAATGACCGCCATAGACAATTTGTCCTGTGTCTTAAGTTTTGCCTGTGCTAATGTTACTGCCATATCCTATACCTCTTTTCTTATTTTTTAAGTGCTTCTGAAATAGCGTCTTTCAGCGTCATAGGTTCATTTGTTATCTGCTGGCCTGCGCTGGCTGCCCCCACCTGAATGAAACCCGTAGCCCCTGCCGCCTGCGGTTTCAATGCCGGTACATCTTCCAGTACCTTATTGATCGCATTTTTCAGCGACTCATCATTGATCTTCCCGTCCTGCCCCGTGACCTGGCTTAAATCTGCCATTTTGAGGACATATGGGATTGTCTTTGCATCGAGACCGAGGCTAATGGCAGTAAGCGTTGCCTCTTTTTCCAGCATCGCCTGCTGAGCCATGGCCTGGGCCTGCGTGACCTGCGTCTGAAGAGCATTGACATCCGGTTGGGAAGCTGCCTTCTGATGTTTAAATGCTGCTATGGCCTGCTTCATCTCTTCCTCAGACAGCCCCTGCTGCTTGAAATAAGCTTTTAAGGCAGTGTCTTCCTTCGCTGCCAACGTTCCTTCAAGCATCTGCTGAATCTTCGTGTAATCAACCGCTGGAGGAACGTTCTGCTGTCCTCCTGTAGCTGAGGGGATCTGCTGTCCCTGCGCTCCTGCTGTCGGTTCAGCTCCAGCGGCGCTTCCTGCTGACTCTGCAAAAAACTGTAAATTCATCTTTCTCATGATTTTATTGCTCCTTTCCATTTCTAAGAGTGTCACTCTCTGTTACCTGATCCATTGTCATCAGTGTCACTGGCCGCGCACCTTTTAAGGCCTTGTCGCGTTTGGGCATAAAAATAACACGTCAGGATAATCCCGCATGTTCTAATCATTTCTTTGTGATAGATTTCCCACGTATTTTCTGTCTTGCGTCATCTACAAATTGCTCTACTTTCCTCTGAGCCTCATCATAAGACATCCCCTGCATTTCCATATATGTGCGGATAAGCTCCTGCTTGGATTCCTCCGTCTTTTTCTTGGACGCTTCCAGCTGCTTCATCATTTTTTCTGTTTTGGATTCTTTTTTCACTTCAGGATTAGCTTTTAAAGCTTCTGTCTTTCTTTTGTTGTCATCCACTATATCCTGCCAGGTATTGGCTTTCTGCTTATACTGCTTCCGGTTATCTGCATCCAAAGAGTGTTTTTCCAGCCGCTCATATTTCTCTGCCTGCCTTGCAGCATACTGCCGCTCGGCATCCTGCTTATTGGCCTGTCCGACCGCCTCCAATTCCTTCTTTGTCCACGTATCATCGGCTGTGGATATCCCAGGGAAATAGGTTGTATGGCTGTCCTTACATCGCGGGTGATATAGACCAGCGGCTATGGCCTTACTCATAAGAGGATACGGGCCGTCAGACTTCTTTCCGCCGCTCCATACATCATCAATCAACACCTTGCCACAGAACGGAAGGCACTTCGGGCACGGATTGCCACGCTTGTTGACGATTACAGTAGCAATCCCCCATTCCTGCCGTTTCTCCCCTTCCCCGGTCAGATACGCCCGTTTGCTAGCCGTCCTAATTGCCATATCTGCATAATCCGCCAGGGTATGACGGGCTCCGTTTGCATACTCTACACATGCAAGACCACGGGACAGCATATCCTTTGTAGCCATATCCACAGCCTTCTCGTAAGTGCCAGCGCCGGTATTCGCATAGACCTGAGCGTTGTATATTACCTTCCGGTACTCATCATTAGCTTTCCTGAGGATTGCTGTCTCTGCCCGTTCCATATCGTTTGTTGTGGCCTCGATCAGTGCCTCCAGCTTCCGGTTGTTTAGACGGAAGAACTCTGCCGCGGTACCCTGGGAAACTTTATTTGCGCCGGCAAATCCATTCTTAATGGCGTTCAGTATCCGGATCTCTTGCTGCATGTTTCCGTCCTTTCTGGCCCTGTAAAGCACCTCGCTGATCTGGTCGTTGATTTCCTTAAACTGCTTTCCATATCGTTTTTGGTTGGCTTTTTTATACTTCTCCAGGGCTTTTAGCTGCTCTGCCTGCCACATGCTCCACTGGATCCCCTCATTGTTTTCCCATGCCCGGTGACGGTCCATATTACGGATCATGGAAGCGATCAACTCGTCCTCGATCGCCTCGAAGGCGGCGCCGATATCATAATCCGCCAACAGCATCACCTCCCGTTTGCATATACTTTGAATCCCTGCGCCTTAAACTGCCGCGTTAGGTTTTTAAGCTGAGTAACGCTCGTACACTTATCGCAGCGCAACTCCGCATATCCCTGTTTCTCAATCGCGTAGATTCCAAAAGGGACTTGCTCACTTGCCGTCTGGAGCAGCCCCTGGTACTCCTTCTGGTTCATCTGGTACAGGTGATTCATTACTTTGACCTTCATCTGGATTGCCTCCTTCCGTGTTGACCATGAAGCCACCGGCAGCCATATTCATGCCTGGTTCCTCAACCTCCGTGATTCCCTGCTCCGCTTTCAGTCGCTTTACTTCCTCTGCCTTCCACGCTTCGTCCTTGCTGTCTCCCCACATCTCCTCGACCTGTGCCTCAATACTCATAATACTGGATCCAGGACGGGCCTTAGCCAGCGTCTCGACCTGGCTCTCAAATGATGGATTCGCATATTCACCGAATGGGATCTCTACCTTCACCCCCTCGATCGGCTGCTTCATCAGGATATGGCAGGCGTTGATGCAGGCCGATATCACTTCCGGCAGTTCCTCTTGCAGAGCCTCCACAATGGCGTTACGGGTGTACAGCGTGGCTTTCTCCTTCTCACGCTGCGCCTCGGCATTGTCCAGCTTCTTAACATCAATACCGAGAGTAGAAGGACTTATGATCCCCTGCAAACAGAGGTCTAAAGCCGTCACATAGCTGGCAAGATAGCTCTCATGCGGGATATCTGGCTGCTCTGTTAGAATCTGGTTCTTTCCACCTTCACCCATGTTGTCGTCGCCGGCAATGAACCGGTTATCAAATGCACTCGCCTTCAGCAGCTCCCCGGTTTCCGGATCCCGTGGAATATAAGACTCTGGTATGTAAGTTCTGGCCCTTCCTGCCCGAAGCGCATCCATCCATTGCGACCAGGCCTCGTCAAATGCATCGAAGCTGTCCAGTTTGCCGTCAAAAATAGAGCCGCCACGACCCTCGTATTTCGTGCTCTCATACACCTTGAGCGGCACTGCCAGGATCACCGTCTCGTCAAATTTCCAGTCGGATATATTCCGCGTGGCTTCGATGGTCTTCATGTCAACCTCGCGTTCTCCCTTATAGAGCTCATTCCGGATGTATCCATAACCATAATGCTCATAGAGAACATACTGCTGGCGATGGTCCATATATGGTGTTTTGAACACGACCTCTTTTAGCCGGCCGCGCTCCTGTATGATCTCAATCCGCTCTCCCGGATACCATTCCAGAATCGGGTATTGACTTAGGTTTGTGTCGATCGTCACCTTGTAGGCGCCATCACCAATATACAATACTTCCTTAACAGACCGCTCCAGGGCCTTCCTGAACTTATTTTCCTTCTCTATCTCCTTCCAGAGCTGTTCCTGTGCCGGACTCTCAAACTCGAAATCATTCATATCGGCCAGCACAATTCCGGAGAGGATCCGCACGATCAAGCCCGGCAGCCCCGTATGAATCTTTCGCATCTCCATGCCTGGGGTACACTTCGACGCCCAGAACTTATACTTGTCCGCATACTCATTGACGCTCTGGTACATCTGTTCCAGTTCGTTACTGTCTCCACGGTACCAGATCCTGTTTCTGATCGCATTAAGTTCAAAGTCCATGGTCTCCTGAATCTGTATGCTCTGCCCCATGGCCGGCTGGACATCAAGCCAGCTGCGGATTCCCCGCTTGATATTCTCATTCAATTTCTGTACCAACCTCATTTCTCTGCCTCCTCAAATCCTATAATCCCCCTGTATGGGATCCAGCCGTACTGTGACGCATTAATCGTATGATCGTTACGGTCCTCGGGGAGATCCTTATCCTCCTGCCAGCTGTACCGATCCAGTTCGCCCAGATGCTCCCTGCATGTATCTACAACCAGATAACACCCCTGCTGGATCCAGCCCAGCATAAACTTGATACGGTCCAGGATCTCCACTTTCTTGTAGCTGTCGTTAAATGTGTACAAGCTGCCATGAAGGCGTTTCCACTTCTTCAGCTCCATGATTGTCGCCTGATCCGCACAATCAATAAATACGTCTCTGGCAAGCCCCCATTCCTTCCGGTTGCGTTCCAGAAAATCCAGGAACTTCCCTACGGTATCCGATGGCGCAAGAGGCTGCGATAGGTCCGCATTACTGTATACCTTCTCGTCCAGCACGATCAGGCGCCGGTCCATGGTAATCCCCTGAAAGATCATGGCGATGGTGTCAGGCGACTTGCTGGAGTATGATGTATCCAGGGCGGCACTGAACTTCTTAAACTTGATCTTGCCGGACGCAATCTGTTGTCGTACCCATTCTGCACTGACAACGTGCTTTTTCCGGTCAAAGTTCGGGAAGATCAGCCCGGTTGCCTTCCCTCGCAATCCCTGAATCTTGTTCTTCCAGATCTTCGTGCCCTTCGGCGTATTCGTCATGATCTGGTCCAGCTTCTCCTTGGAGAGACCCAGGTTATGAGCAAAAGAAAAGAACCAATGTACCCAGCCGGGTTTTGGTTCCTCTCTCAGTTCTTCTCTAATTTCTTGTGGTGTCTCTTCCTCCCATTCTGGAAGCGGCCTGGAGCAGTTGATATACTCCTTATAGACGTCCAGGCTCGGATCGTCCGGGTTAAGCGTCGCCATCATGTAATCACAACGCATAGATGCTTCCCGCACAAATTCAATGTCTGCTGTGTTGATCTCGTCGATGTACAGGCAGCCGTACTGGCCGCCAAGAGCCTTTTGCCACTTAGTCTTATCGCCGTATCCCATCACATATATGACCTTATCACCGCTGGATGTGTGAAACAGGATATGTGGAATTTTATCGTCCTTAGATCCGTTGCCGTTGTACTCAGCCAGGATCCCGAAGTCGTCAATGATTCCCAAATCCTTATTGATGATGTTCTTCTCAGCGGTGCCGGTGTCTTTGGCCGCAATGATATGGAGCTTCTTTGGGGACTGTGCCACCTTGAGCATGAACTTGAAAAGGCCTACCGTTGTCTTGCCAGCGTAGGTTGTCCCTTCCAAAAACTCCACAGGTGCATCACATCGGAGAAACGCCTTATACTTTTTCGACAGCAGCAGCCTTTCAGCACTCACTACTCATCACCTCGCATCTGTCCGATCAGGTCGTCCAGCTTGCTCTTCTCGTTGTCGAGTCCTCCAGATAGGTTGTTCTCGACCTTTGTGGTATATCCGTACTTGCTCATCCAGAGTCCGGCCAGCTGTGACGGGATCACCTGCAACTCGAACTTGCGGCGGGCGTCGGCCTCGCATTCCTCTCGTATGCGTGTGACGATGTCACTATATCGCTTCTTCTCGGTATAAGTCTCATAGAACCGCTGTCTTGCCATTCCCAGATATACACAGAATCCCTCGATTGTATACGTGACGCTCCGTTTCAATTCCTTGCTGACAAATTCGCTATTTTTGGAGCTGAATTCATGGGTCAGTACACTCTGGTTATCGCATACCTGCTTGTACTCTTCCCATAACTGCTCCATCTCCTCCGGAGACTTAATTTTCAGTGGTCTTCCCATGAAATCACTTCCTTTCTGACGCTATCCGCTATATGATTTGATGACCTTATCTAGCTCCTCCAGATACTGGTTCGCGCTCTCGAGATGGCTCTTTCCAATTTCCGCTTGGCGAATCAGACCTTCCCACAGAAGCTGATGACTTTCATGGCACCGATGAGCCATAGCAATCTGATTAATCCAGAGAGCCATTATTGTTATCCAGATCATGATAATTTGCAGTTTCTTATCTTGCTTCATATCGCCTCTCTGTTTTTGTGGTATAAGAAAAGCCCTCACATCTCTGCAAGAACTCTTCCAAAGGAGAAAATCTTATGATGAACGAAGCGGAACATCACGGAATCGAACCGGAACCCAGGGCGCGACCCTGTCCATCTGCCATTGATGGTATGCTCCACATAATACCGGATCGCCTCCGATATTGCCCTTATTGATTTTGAAAGGTCTGTTAAGGGAGAACTTTTAGACCTTGCCGAAAAAGCGTGTCAGGGTTGTGTTTTATTGATACACTTTTTACAGTACTATTATAGCACACTTGACAAAATAAGTCTTGCGGTTAGTTGCTGACTTTTAAAAATCTTTCTTCAAATTCTTGCAGTGCTTCCCCATGAAGGTGACATGTCCAGTAATATGACTTATCAAGATCTCCCGCGATCGTCTCTAATGACTGATACTGCACATATTTTCTGAACAGTATATCCACATACTCCACCTTTGAAAGCTGCTGTATCTGCCCGATCCGTTCATGTCTCATATCGTGCCACTGGTCTATCTCGTCGTTAATCTCTCGCTGCATGTCAGTTATCCGGTCTGATATCCGAGTAAAACCCGATCCATCAGGCGAAGTCTGAACCCGTTCCGCAGAATAATCCGTACCGCCTACATATGTACGGCTTCCCTTAAGGGTCTCATACTCGATCTGTTTCTGGTCGATGGCCACATCTATTTTTTTGATTTCTTTCAAATACTCCTTAGCTGTCATTCCCTATCCTTCCCTTCTTCTATCCAAAAGTTTTGACCGCCGAAACAGTTGTGATGTCACAACTATGTCCCGCCTTTCCTCTCCTCTTTCTCATACCTCTCCTTCAAGATCTGAATCATATCACTTATCATGTGACTACAGATATCACAATGGTACTTCTTGATCAGCTCCCGGCCTTCTTCTACAATTTCATCCCATTCCGGTGATTGTCTGGTAAGCAGCACGTTCTTCCACTTGTTCCAGAAGACGTTATACGTTTGCCAGAATATTTCTTTCATCTGTTCATTGTTCATAATTCACCTCAGTCAAACGGCAGCTGTTCATCAAGCGGCACGCTCTCAAAATCATTCCTGATATATTCTCCAATCTTCTCAGTCCATGTATACGTTTTTGTCTCTCCCGGACTGTTTCTCAACCGCTTCGTGCTCTGCTCAAAATACAACGGGACAAATTCGTCCTGGACGCCGCCATCACGATCCTTACAAATTTCTATGACATTGCTGCACTGGTACAGGGGATCATCTGCTTTCCACTTAAACATTTCCTTCGATAGCCTTTTAAAGTCCTCATTCACCCGGTGAAGAATAAATGCATTATCAACACGGTTCACAATATCATTGCTTCCTGACACATCGTCCAGGCGCAGGAAACCGGTTGACTTTCTGGGATGGGCTACAAAGAGAATATGTATATTCGCCTGCTTCGCATAGTCCTCCAGGCTCTCCACAAAATGGCTCTGCTGTTGGTACTTGTCCGATCCCATCTCCATAAGGTTTAATGCCATCATATTATCCAATATTACCAGATCGACCTTGTGCTCCGTTACACACTTCCTGATCTGGGTCATAATCGACCCAAAGTTATTCCCATAGTAGTTGTTATAAACCCAAACCTTTTCATCAAGCCATTTGGATATGATCTCATCATACGGACTTCTAACAACGTAATAGTAATCATACTGTGTCTGGCTCACATACTGCTTTCCGGCCGCCTGCAAGAGCAGCCATTTTAAAAGATTCTTCGGCTTTAACTCTCCGCTGAATAGTGCTGTCCGGTATCCCTGCTCTGCGGCCTCGATCGTAAGCTGAGATATAACACTGCTTTTTCCGGCTGCCCGCAGGCCACTGAGACAACTCACAAATCCTTTTTTCAAACCGCGCATCTTTTCATCTATCGTATCGATCCCGGTTTTGATAAATTCCTCTGGCGGTTCTTCAAGAAGCCGGATCTGTTCTGTTGTAAAAAACACCGGCTGCCCTTCTACGATCTTAACCTCTTCCTTTTTCTCAACCACATAATTCGGATTTCGATAATTGGGATGGCGCTGATCCGGAACGTACTGCCGGTCATAGGCATCTGGCTCATAAAGTCTTCTGACGTCCTGCCATGTCTTATCGGAACACGAATTATGAAAGCAGTGAAATCCTATAGCTCCGTTGGCCGCCTTAAAAATACAGGCATCTTTCCCAGTATGGTTATCATCAAATGGACACTTTTCCAGTATATACTTTGTCCCGCTGCCATAGCTGGCCTTCGTGTATCTCAGCCCGTAATGATCGAGCCATTCATCGAGATCGAACTGGCGCGGGTTATAGTTGTTATACCGCTGCGGTTTCTCCGGTTCCGGCAGGTATCCAGCCAGTTTTACCAGAAGCATCTTCTTATTCTGGACCGGCTTCTCTGGAGACCGGATGATATAGCTGGGCCGGTGCGGCCGTTCGGGAGTGTTTGCGCCTTTCTGAGCCACAGTCCCGTACAGCTTGCATACTCTGGCCGGATTAAAATTCGCCGTATCGATCTTTACGGCATCATCAGAAAAGAACATATCGAGTACCGTCAAACAGTTTTTCATCAGTGCTTTATTTTCATCATTTGTTGACAGAGCTACGCTGTATAAAAGATGTATGCCGTTCCCGCTGAATCCCACAAGCGGCTCCTCGAACCCTGTCTTTTTCATATAGGCATAGACTTCATTTGCCTTCAGCTTCGCCTTTTTAATCTGTTCATTGCTTGCCGATGTTCCCGCAGCTCTCACCGGGTCAATATCCACCATTAACCAGTCATATAAAGTAATATCGGTATCTGAGGTAGTCGGCTTCCCATTCTGGATAAACTGGTCTCTCTGCTGTCTGGAATAACATTCGTCTTTTATGCTGTTTAACGTGATGTACACGTTACAGGTTGCTGCAAGGTTCAGTCGTTTCAGTTCATTTATGAGAGTATCAGCAGTTGTGAAGTACCCGGTTGCATTTCCTCTGCCGGATATCACCCTAACCTCGAACAATGCATTTCCTGGCTTCATAACTGTAATGGCTTTTCTTACTTCTGTTTCGTTAAAATTCATTCAAGTTCCCTTCCATCCGCTGTTATTAAAAGTTTCGGCTGCATCTGTATAAAACCAATACCATTACTCCAGACGCCCAGTTTCTTTAAAACTTCCTCGTCCTGTCTGCTTAGCCGGAAGAAATTGTTGTAGAGTCGCTCAAATTCCTTCATACACAAAACCACTCTCTCACTGCTTTCAAGCATTTCGCGGACATACTCTTCCGTGAGTGTCTGAACGGCATATTGCGCAGGCGCATTTAATTCCTCAAACGATGCATTCTTTAACAATTTCTGCCATTCAATGGACCAGTCTGGTACTACTATCTTCCGGCTGATATTTCGGATATCGGCAATCGCAGGCGGGTACGGACTTTCCCGTATGTATGCTGAAACCGCTGCTGAAGCTACCGCGTAATCTAAGTCCTTCAGCATTTCATACCATGTCCTGATGCCTTCGTCATTTTCAAATGCCTTTAACGCCGGGAACGCTGCTTTCAGTGTTATTGCTATATTTTTAAATTCCTCGTATTTCATTTTTGATCTCCTCCAATTTTTTCTTCCAGTTTATTCAGCCTGTCCGCCGTATCATATAAATCATTGCCTGTCTTTCCCTGTCCTCTGCGGTTCTGGGTATAAAGCGTCTCAAATTTCTCGCGGAATTTCTTTGTACTACGGATATTCGTTTTCCAAAAGCTGTCGTGCGTTGCAAAATACAGGGTCTGTTTTATTTCACTCTCACTTAAATGATCCAGCCGTTTCATTTTCTCAATCTCAGAGGCCCACTTTCTTTTCTTCTCCAGCGTGTCAGGGACCTTTGCTTTCGGAAAAGTTTCAAGGCATGATGCAATCAGATATTCTACGCATTGCATTTCAAAACTGTCAAAATCATAGTTATTAGAGAACGGAGAAGTTGACCCGCCAGGGGCAACGACTACTTCTTTCTCTATCTCTAACTCTTTCTCTTTCTCTAACTCTTTCTCTTGTCGGACAACGTCCACTCCAGGAAGGACATTGTCCGCACCTTGTCCTATTTTAGCCCTGTAATTCCTCTTTTTTTCCGCCCATTTTGTCTCACTTCCGGTCATATTTTCAACTTCGACCATGAATATAGTTTTATCATCCATGATCTCTATCATCTGCAGATTTGTAAAAACTCCAATAGCTGCCCTGACGATATCTATATTGGTATTAGTGATGGTGGAAAGCATATTTTCATCATATGGAATAGCATCAGAAAACCGCAGCATACCGTCATGGGATACGCTTTCGACAAGTAATTTTAAGTAAAACAGGATATAATCTTTCCCGTTTGGCATGGCCTCTATAATCCTGATATCATGCCTTTTAAAGAAATTCTTATCCAGCTTTAACCAATAATATTTCTTCTCCTGTTCTGCCATAGTGTCACTCCTGCAAGCCAAATAATCCGTCATCACCGTACATTACATTTTGTAAGTGGTGATCCCCGTCATGTTCTCCACATACTCTGCACGCAAAGCTCCCTGACGAATTCATAAAATAGTATCTTCCGCATGCAGCACACTCACACAGCCATGCGTCCGGTCCACTAAAGCGCTTACCTTCTTCAAGTATGCTAAATTTCCCCTGTGCGCCACCGAGAATAATCGTTTTACCCGAGTCATTTGCCAGTTTCTGTATATTTATATATTTTCTCCCCGGGCGTCCCAGATCAGCAAGCATGTAGGCGTCCTGATCAGGAAGGTAAAAATCTGCTGCCTCATCAACCATACCGTCTCTCCCGCTCTCCGGGCAGTATACCCACGCCATATTATTATCTTCAAAAAACTTAGCCCACAGATAGCAGGTAAGATAATACATTCCATAAGTTTGTAACTGTAAAATTTTCTCTAACTTTTGAGGGTTCATAAATCTCCTTTCCGGAGGCGGCTACTCACCGCCCCCTACAGCATACCAATGGCATATAACGTCGTGACACATTAGTCCTTTGGCATAAACATAAATGAGTAACTATGTAAAAGGTCTTTGCCTGTTACATCATGATTAATGGTTGTAAATCCGAACCATTGAATAAGCTTCTAAAAAGCCGTTACAGCGCCTGTATTCCATGATTCTGTGCGTTTTATACGCCTTATGCATGGGATTTTCCGTACAGTACATCAAAAGGGCGTAGCGGCCCCTGTAGCGGTTTCTGGCAATTGCGACATGCCAGTACCGTCTTTCACGGCGGTGCCTGTTAAAGAGGATCAATTTCTTCACTTAATCACCTGGCCTTCTGTTTATGGTCGTTCAGCAGATCCCCTTTCACCTCGTAATAAGCGTAGCGGCTGCTCTGTCGGACGGGCTTGTCCACGTCTACATACTTTTTAAGCTTGTAGGCATACACTCCCACTTCGCGGATTTTTACCTTAAACCTCGTCCAGGTCTCGCCATCCCGGATAAATATTTTTGTCTCCATTAAACTCACCTTCTTTCACAAGAATATTAATATTATTTACATCATTATGAATATACTTTTATATTACCTTGTACTATGATATATTGCTTATATTACAAGGAGGTAACTTATATGAACTTTAAATTCTTATTACTCGCAACTTTATGCACTATTGTGCTATCAGCTTGTGGAACTCAATCTCCGTCTAACACAAATTTAGATTCATCTTCCGATCCCGAAACAACAACAGAGTCAAACAATTCGAACGGTACAGAAGCATCAACTTTCTCACAAGCAACCACAAAAACGTCCGTTTCTGAAACTGTATTTGAAAAAAATGATAAAAACACAGTTGATTTTAAAACGCTTATGGAATTAATAGGAAAATCTGACTCTAATGTAGTTTCTGTACTTGGTGAAGGCGATCCTTTAACCAACGATGATTCTGTACTATTAAATCGTGATTATACGTTATCGTTGTTCAATGAAGATGTTTCTGTTTCGTTAGCTTTCAATTTGTATCAACATAAAGCTAACTTATTAGACCAATGTACTATCTATCTAACTAAACCCGATTTAGATGGCTATAAAAAAATTCTGGTAGGTTTACTCGGCACCCCCTCCGAAACATATGAGAAATCATATTTTTTTGAAACCAGCACTGCTACTGTTTTGCTCGCAGATCCCTTTGATGATGTTCCTTATATTGAAATTTCTCCAAACAAAATTGATTAGTTCAAAAACCATAGGCGGCCTACTGTTACAGAAGGCTGCTGTTTTCTATTCTCTAAAAAAGCCTGAAACATTAATTTCTTTTGCCAAAATAAACGCCGTACGCGCCACATTTCTCAGATTATCTGTAATCAATGCCTTGTTGGGATTTCGATGCGATCGCGTATATACACACCATGCATCGAAATCCTCGTCATAATCCGGCTCTTTTTCCTTGTACAGTTCCGCATATTCAACCTCTTCCCGCGCCACTGCCAAACACAGTTCCATATATTTAATCTTCTGACCGTTATTCATCTTGCTTCTCCTTCTCTCACTAATATACTTCTCTTTCGAGCCATTCCAGGGTATCTACTGCCTTATCCGTCCGATATGTTACAACGTCCAGATCGTCCCGATATAGTTTTGCATCTACCCGGACCAGAAAGCACGCAAGTTCCTCGTCTGTCATCGTTCTAATGCGATCCGCATTTTTCATGGTTTTCCTCCTTCTGGAAAGCTTCATGCTATTTCCACGGCATATATTTACGTAAATCCGGCGGTATCTGAATCACTGTCACCAGAGTGCTTTCTGCGAATATATAAGCCTTGTCTCCATAGAGACGGATATTATCAGCCGTCCTGTTGTAGAAATACAGGCTCGTTACCCATTTATTCAGCCGCCCTCTGGTGTCTGAATGCCTTATACCGTCCGTAAACGCTTTATCTGCCATACGCTGAGCAGACCGCTTATTTAGTCCACAGTGCTCCTTTAAACGCCTTACCGCGTGCTTTGATACGGTTACCATTCAACCTTACCGCCTCCCGTCTGCTTCCTTAAGGATCTCTTTCAGATCACTGATGCAAAGCCGAATCTCCCGTGTCTTATCGACGCCAAGTTCGACATAGTTATCGTCCAATGCGCTCTCCAGATTATTTACGATGTCCATAAGAGTAATCCCCGGATCGTGTTTCTTAAAAAGGATCCCCTCCTCAGTGGCACATACTTCCAGTGGAGTACCTTCCTGTAACCCCATACTCTTCCTCATGTCACGCGGCACTACTACGCGCCCCAGATCGTCAATTCTTCTTATAACTCCAGCAGCTTTCATGCTTCGGCCTCCTCCTTAATCTTTCCCGATCCCATCAGATACCCGAGATAGAACACGTACTTCATGCCAGTGTTCACCAGGCATTCATGCATATCGCGGTCCCTGTCAGCCTCCCGGCCAGCATCGTTTATACAGGATACAAGGTAATCGTCCATCGGATCCGGTATTTCGTCGTCTACGATTGCATTCATTTCCGCTTTAATTACTGGAAGAATTTTCTTTGCCTTCTCCTGCGCCTTCTCTGCCTCTCTCTTTTTCATGCGGTCTTTATGAGCCTCTGTCAGTATGTGCCATACGTTCCAGCCATACGCTTCATAGACATATTCCACATCATCAGCTATTGGACAATCCATATCGCCGATATACCATGTTTGCCAGGAAGCAATATCTACAAACTTTTTTACATCGTTTTCCGGTACCGTTCTATTCACATACAAAATCTGCCATTTTGCATCGAACATCACAACAAAATCCCACTGCTCTGTATGATATTTGTGGTTAAGCAGCCAATACAGGACCGGAGGCAGTTGCGCCGGCGCAATTATTTTAACTTCGATATCTTTCAACATAGCACTTCTCCTATTCTCTGATCGTCTCGTAACAGTTCTTCCGGCCGTTGTATTTCACGGCAACCGGTGAACCGCAGTTAATGCAGTTTACGTCAAATACCTCCTCTTTGAGGTTCGTCATGTAGCGCGTATAAAGCCCGCATTCGCAGTATATACGCATTACCTTAAGTGGCTCCGTAAAGAAGGTTCGCGTCCCACAGCGGGGACATATGGAGCCGTTAATCCTATCTCTGGTGCAGAAAGCATGGACCTCTCCACACTTCCTGCACTTTATGTACAAGAATCCTTTATAGCCCCTGGGTTCTGCTGCCGCCGGCTTCAAAATCTTACTTTCCATCGGTGCCGCCTTCCTCGCTCTGTTGCGATCTCGCAATGGATTCTTCTTCGTCCTGGAGAAGTAGCTCCGCTTCATCCCGATCACAACCCAGATCGTCCATCAGGTCATATAATTTAAGTTCGCGGGCCACATCGTCGCAGGATACTTCTGCCTCTGCCAGCTGCTTCCGAATCTCCCGTAACTCCTCCTGAGCTCTGTCATAGCTTTCTACCATGCGGTTATATCTCTCTTCCGGAATCATAATCATCTGCATACTTCTGCCTCCTTTTCAAATCTTCTGTTCCACTGATCTACTGCTTTATTAATACATTCTTCCAATGTCACAAATCTGGACGGAATATTTGTAAATGCGACCGTCTTACCTTCTACAAAATAATTTGATACACAGTGGCAACTTTTACAGGTTACGCGGGCCGCCTTCATACCAAATACATTATCCTGAACCTTTAATTCCGCTTCTCCTCCGCAGAATGGGCATTCTCTTAACCCAATCATTTTCTGCATTCTGCTGCCTCCTTCTGCTCATTCAATACTTTGGTAACCCACTGCACTTCCTCTTTGTTCCACGTGCACGCCTGTTTCATAAAGTCGAGAAGATAAGGTTTTTCCCTCAACTTACGGATTATTTCCTCTCGCGCTTGGTACTCCTGGTGCTCTCTTTCTTTTCTTTTATTTTCGTCATGCCACCGCCAGTACGCCATTGGTTCATCACAAAACACCTTTAAATCATAGTTAAACAGATACTCTGCCTTAACACCAAATAATCCTGCCAATCCCAGCGCTTCTGAACATGAAATTTCACAATCACCTTTCATTTTCGCCCACACCTCCGGATCATCTTCCCTGCGGTGCTCTCCCAGCCCCATGTGCTCAGCAAGCGTGCAGATACTGTACCCGCTGTTTATGAGTTCTGCCATCAGGTTCGGATAAGGATATTCCCGAAGTTCCTCTATTGATAAGTTCTTATAAATCATATGGCCGCCCTCGCTTTCTCCTGTTTCTTCTGGATTATCAAATCAATCAGGGTGTTGATAAAAATAATTGCCAGTTTGGGACGCTTAAAAGAGGTTAAGTCTTTCATTACCTCTTCCCGATACTCCTGAATATCTTTAATACTCATCGTTCCCAGCTCATGAATCAGCTCCATGACCAGATTATCAATTTCATTGCCTGTATCCATAAAATTCACCTTCCATTTCTGGCCCAGAGGTGCTATACTGCAATTGGGTAATTGTGTATAGCCTCCGGGCCGTACTGTCCTTAGCTAATTTGCGGTTAGCTGAGGACTTTTTTATGCTCCATAGCTTCTATATTCGATTCAAACAGATAATCTTACGATTCCTGTGCTGCCCTCCGTTCGTACCTTTCATAAAATTCGTTTTGAGGTCCTTGATTGTTGCAGTAAATATATAAATCTCCAATTACATTCTGCCACTGAAGAAGCATAAAGGTTAGATCCCAGTTCTGATAATCCCACATCAGGCACGCAACGTCCTGGGCATCTCCTATAGGCTTGTCCTCTGGGTACTTTTTCAAACTCTTCATAGTATAGAAATAATCCTTACTGCCCCATCTTTCACCATCGAATTCTTTTTCAATTGGGTACATATGCACTAATTGCTTAGGAGTTAAACGTCCGATTGTCTCCATGACCGTTTTAATTTCCGCATATCGTTTCTCGATCTCCAAACACGATTTTGTTCCGCAATGATTAACCTCTGCCCTGTTTTCTTTTCCATAGGTCCTCACCGCCATGTAGACGTATTTAATTAGATCATCGCCGCAGAGCTTCTCTATTCCTTCATTGCCTCCATGGGTTTTTAAAAACCTTCTCAGAGCCTTTCCATAACGTCCACCGCCCTCACTGTCGGACGTATCGCTATCACCTGACCAATCTTTCCACGCTTCCTTAATAAGCGGCACCAAAAGCCTCACAGGGCCGCGGAACGCCATAAGTATCTGACTTACATATGCGATTCTTTTCACCGTTCTATACAGCCGGAATGGAATCCTGCGGTATTTAAGTTCTGCTTTTAACAGAGCTTTGGCACCTGCTTCGTCTTCTGTTTTGATTTTACATCCTAAAACTTTCAAATCTCCTGCCTTTAAATCTTTTGTGTTTGCTTTTCTCAGCAAATACAACGTATTGTTGATGATGGTATTCCAAGTATGACAGTTCTGTAACGCCTCCTGCAGCGGTTCTAAATATTCCGGTTGCAGATAAGACATTAATATCTTTTTGGCGGATTCCAAGCCGATTGCGTCCAATTGTAAATTCCATAAAGATGGGTACGCATGTGAAATGTGAATACCGTCTATCAATCCGGCAGCTGCAATGCGGTCACAGCAGGGCTTTGCGTACAATTTCATTCCTGCCTTCGTTAAAAGCTTCTGCACATCAAAATATATATCCTCCGCATATCTCCCGTCTTTAATATGCTTTATTAGCAAATCCTTTGTTTCCTTATCCATAGTTCTGTTCCTCCTCAAAAATGTTATCTGTTCCCTGATCCATCTCGCCGACCTCTCCCGTTGGATACTTCTCGATGAACCGTTCCAAATCGGTTCCCCTAATCTTCATGGCCCCCAGACGGAGCGCCGGGAGCTGTCCCTTTCGCACAAGGTCATACACGGAATCCGTATTAACCTTCAGGACCTTGGAAGCTTCTTTTACTGTGTATAATGGTTTGTACGGCTCTACCATTGCATATCTCTCCTTTTAAAAAACAAATTAAATATTTAGTTTGTATTCATCTAGTTTCTTCCGCAGGTTCTTATTGTAAATACGCACTAATTCTCTGGCATAACGCTTGTCTCCCCCTCGCGTTCCAGCTTTACCCTGCTGTAAAATTACAGCAACCGGAACTTTAGAAAACTGAGTAACTGCCTTTTTCTTATCAAATTCATCTCCATAGATAGAGAAGAAATAGTACATTCCGTTCAGCATCTCTTTACTGAGCCGCTCCGGAGAATCCGGCCATGCCTTCAAAATTGTCTGCATCATATCTATAAACTCTCGCTGACTCAGGTTCAGGAAAATCTTATAAATTGTCGAATATGCTACGATTTTGCATTGCCCCTGATGATCGGTAAAGTCCAGTCTCACCCCGAGACCTTCCAGAGTATCATGCAGGCGGGTTACGTTGGGATCACCGGATAAATACAATGCCCTCAGTCGTAAGTTGACTTTCACCTTACTGGATGTCCCAGTCTGTGTAGCGAACAGGAACGCTTCATCTTCCTGTGTAAGACCGGTGTACACCATGCAGGGAACCACCAAATCGACACCACCATTTCGCTCTTTCAACGCTGTCAGTGTATGCTGACCATCGAACACCCAATATTTCTCATCCCTGAAGGAAACTTTGATAGGATTTGCAATAGCCGGGTTGAATTCCTGAACAATCTTTTTTACGCGATTCTTGTCAATTGGTCTCTGATAGGCAGGATCCGTCAGTATCTGGTTACTAGGCAATTGCATATATCTTGGCTTCATGTTATAATCTCTCATATGAATATTTTCCTTTCCATTCATTGATGGTCGTTACTGCTTCCGACAGTACGGCCATTATTTTTTCGTTATTTTCTTTGTCTTTCAATAAATCAATATGTCTCTGAAGAATATTTTCTAACGACCACAAAGGCGTCTCTAAATTACATCTCAATTCTTCGATTGCGTCATCTATCGTCGTTATCACTACTCGATCCGGATTCTGCAAATCTGCAATTGATTTATCCATGCGAGCTTTCTCCTCTTTAGTTAACGGCTCCCTTTTTAATCTAATGCCTGCTAATTCTGCTTGCAGGGAATCCGATGCGATCCGTCTTAAGTGTTCCGGGCTTTCAGTTGGCTTTGTATCATTGGAGGAATTAACCCTCTCTGCTTCCTGCTCGACATGCTCTACCGTAGGCTTTTCTGCTTTTGCTTTAGCGGATTTTATTTTCCCTGTCACCTCCTGATAAATTGCATTTACGCTGTTTCCTTTTCCTCCCTTCCTTGCCCGCTCAATCTGCTCAGGAGTCCCTTTTTCATGGATTTTTTCAACTTTAGAAATTGTATTAGAAGAAACCCCGGCAATCTTTGCCAACTCTTCACGAGTATCAACCGGTTTCGGAGATTTCGCCGGAACCGCTCCACCTGCCTTCTCTTGATTCTCTTTTGCTTTCTTCTGAATGGCTGGTTTTAATTTCATTGCCAGTTCACACCTCTGAGCCAGACTTAAGTTCCGCCGTCCAAACTGATTCCGGATAATCCATTCAGCAGCCTCATCTCTGTCGACAAATTCCTTTTCCTCGGTTTTAAATGGAATGTCATTCTCATTACAGATCTTGTAACGGTTGTGCCCGTCCACGATAGTTCCCCGCCAGATCACCAGTGCATCCCTGCATCCTTCGGCTTTGATGTTCTCTTCCAGTTGCTTAAACTCCTCGTCTGACAATGGAGGAATCAGGGACTTAAGTACCGGATCGATTATTAAATCGTTCATAATTTCTCCCCTGCTTTTACGTCGGTAATTCCATGCTTAATTGCCATATCTTTTATTACGGATATGTACCCCTCTATCAGTTTTGGATCATCTGCAATTACATCGAGCAGGTTTAATTTATCCAGCTTAGATTTAGTAACATTGTTAAGGGCCAGTGTTTTCTTTTTATTAGTTAAGCGAATGTTTAACGCCACATGCATCCGTTCCTCTAATATGCGATAGGATTCTTCCCGGATGAGCTTAATGTTCTCATATCCTCCTGCTTTCAAAGCCATTTTATTTATGAGGGCGCCCGTGTTTTTTCTCCATGCATTCGGGCGAAGTGAGACCACTTCCTTAATCGCATCGATCCGATCATCTAACTGTTCTAGTTTCTCAGCCTGCCTCTGCTGTTCTTCTTTTTGTCGTTTCTGCTCTAATTCCTGCATTGAAATATTTCTGACAAGCAGATTCATAAGCTGTGTGTCCGGATCCAGATCATTCATATTGAAAGACGACTGTGGGTTAAAATAAGCTTCCTCCAGATTCTCGAACTGCTCCCAGGCTCTCTCTGTATCCAAAATCTTACAATGACGATTAGCTCCACGATGAGTCCAGAGATAAAGCTGATTTACATTCGGCTTCACAAAGTCACTATCAGTGACTTCGCGCTTAAACTCTCTCAATTCTTCTCCCTTTAAGAGAAAGTAATGTTTCTTTTCTTCAAACCTGTCCTGATTCCTGTTAAAATTATTCTGCACGTTATTGGTATCTGTTTCATAAACTTCTGCCAATTGTGCCGTGGTGATAACCTTCTGGCCTTTCCACTGAATTTCTACTACATCGTGGTTACCTACTTTTACGATCTCGTTCATGCGTCCTCCTCTTTTACTTCTTCAAAAAGTTCTTCAATCGGGATATCTACTTTTAGTAACTTTTTTATCTTTATCGCTTCTGGAAAAGTAAAATCTGAATTCCCAGAAAGTTTCAAAGATAGCGTCCCTAATGTAATTCCCATTTGACGTGCCATTTTTGTTCTGGTCATACGTGCCCTAGCCATCTCCGCCTCTACATTCGGATACATTTTTTCGCCTCCTTATTTACGAATTTTCGTTAGTTTCATTTTAAATTATATACGAATTTTCGTTTATGTCAATGGTTTTTTTGAATTTTCGTTTATTTATTTGGCTTTAGTTCTCAGAATTAACGATTTTTCAAAAATCATTATTGATTTTTATTGATATAAATGGTATTATATTATTAGTTTTAAATGCGGAGGTGTAAAATGGATGTGTTAGAACAAAAACTAAAAGACTATATATTATCTCGATATAAAAGCATAAGAGAATTCGCCCTTAATATTGAAATGCCTTATTCGACTATCGACACAATACTAAAACGTGGCATCAATAAAGCAAGTGTAGGAAATATACTAAAAATCTGTCAATCTTTAGGAATCAGCGCTGATGCGTTGGCCGATGGCGAAATAACAGAAACTGACAAAGAACGTGATTTAATTCATGAACCCACTTTTAGGAATAAATTGTGCACAGTGAGCTCAACTCTCCATATACCATTTGACGCGTTTGAAGATTTCTTCACCCGCAACACAAAATATAGTCTTCATTATTTAAGAAAACTAGACACTAACGAATTGATTGATTTTTTTAGTAGTGTATTTCAAGAGGATAAGTCCTCAGTCGCCATTCCTTCTTCCGTCGGTAATAACGAGCGCGAAATAAGCCATGACCTCGATAAACTTATTGAAGAAATTAAAAACGATAAAGAGGGACCTTTATATTATAAAGGAGAACCTCTTGATGAAAAGCACCTTGAACTGTTGTCCAATGCTCTTGAATTAGCTCTTAATGAGGTGAAAAAACGTAACAGGGTAGTCCCTTTTACGAAAGAATATTTTGAACCACAGGCCGCTCACGAGCGTACCGACATAGAAGTAACCGACGAAATGCGAAAGACCGATGACGACATCATGGATGACGATGATTTTTGGAAATAGAGGCTATTATATGACTTATGATGAATTACTAATTGAAGCTGATGATACTGGTCTGATTGTAAAGGAAGCGCCGCTCTGTTCCAGTGACGGTCGATGCAAAGGAAACAGAATTGCCATTCGTAAAGATATAGCCACCTCAACGAGAAAAGCCGATGTACTAGCGGAAGAATTAGGACACTATCATACTACCGTGGGGGATATTATCGAAATGCAAGGCATTGAAGATGAAAAGCAGGAACGCGCCGCCCGTCTATGGGCTTACAATAAACAAATCGGCCTATCTGCTATCGTGGCAGCGTTTAAGGCCCACTGCTCTGACCGATTTGAAATAGCAGAGTTTTTAAATGTATCCGAAGACTTCTTGCAAGAAGCGCTGGAATGTTACAGACAAATCTACGGAACCGGAACAATGGTGGATAACTATTATATCCGTTTCGAGCCTAATTTACAAATCTTAAGCTATCACATTGTAGAATAAACTAAAAATATGTAGATATAAAATATGATTGAATTAAGATTAAAATAGCCTTTGGCTTTTTAATAAAAATCAAAAGAAAAGAGGAGATGGGTATGAGTTATCTAAAAAGCAATGAAGTATTGCGCTTTCATAAATCACAAGCCCTGCAAAAACTTGACGCATATTTAGAAAATCTTATCTCTGCTGAAGATTTAAAGAAAAAAGGTAAGATGGACAAGCTTTGTTACTGGTTAGAAGACTGGACTACTTTTCTTGCCTTTGAAAGTCAATTTTCTCCTATGAGTTTAAGACGGTATAAACGGGGAGAAATCATAAAAGTACATTTAGGATTCAATGTGGGAAGCGAGGAAGGTGGATTACACTATGCTGTTGTTTTAGATAGGGATAACGCAAAATCCTCTCCGGTTGTTTCTATAGTCCCCCTAACATCAGTAAAGCCTCTTACCGATTTATCAAAATTAAAAAGAGGCAGTGTATTCTTAGGCAATGAACTTTTTACTAACCTAAGCGCAAAGATATCCTCAACTAACAAACATCTAATAGACGAATTAGCTTTATTACAGCAAATTGTTAATCAGATGAATATTGGCGCCCATCAAGACGAACGAGCTGAGGTGGAAAAGAGAATCCAGCATTGTCAAGATGAATTAGATTTTCTTAATAGGATGCGGACAGAAATATTTAAAATGAAGCAGGGTAGCATTGCCTTAGTAAACCAGATTTCCACTATCAGTAAAATACGCATCTATGACCCTAAAACGGACCATGATATTTTGAGCGGAATAAAGCTTTCTAATGAAAAATTAGACATGCTAGATAAAGAAATAATCAAAAGATTTACAAATATGTAGTATTATTTTCTTGACAATCGAATATAATAAGGGTACAATGAATACGAAAACAAAGCCGTTTACCGGCCGTATAAAAGACAATGTTTTCAGTCAACTGAAAACCGTATTCATTAAGACCCTGCAGAAATGTGGGGTCTTTTACGTTACACACCAAAATCAAAAATAAATAGTAAGTAAAAAGCCCCAGCGCGCCAACACCAGAGCTTTTCACATAGATGCAACCAATCAACCCAAAGGGAAGAAGGTATACACCCCACATTCACAATAAGTATACCATCTTTCCTTTATTCAGTGAACCCCGAAACAGGCGTTCGAGTTGCGATATCGCAACAAATTAAGAAAGGAAGGATATTATGGCACAAGTAACAGCACGAAAACGCGGCAAGTTCTGGGAATACGGCTTCGAGGGCGCTAAGATCGAAGGCAAGCGCACCCGCATCACCCAGGGTGGATTCCGCACAAAGGCCGATGCCATGAAAGCCGGCACCCGGGCCATGACGGAATACAACAATGCAGGTCAGCGATTCGTACCATCTGAAATAAGTTTTTCAGATTATCTTGATTACTGGTATGAGCAACACGTTATGGTAAATGGAGCTAAGAACACAAAATCCAGTTATAAAAATACAATTGAGAAGCATATAAGGCCGGCTCTGGGCAAATATCGTCTCAAGTCTCTGAACAGTGACATATTACAGGATTTTATCAATAATCTGAAGAAGGCTGGCCTTTCGAAGAACACTGTGAAACAAATCAAATCCTGCACTTCTAGCGCGCTGAGTTATGCTGTATCGCCATGCCGATATATCTTGGCCTCACCCATGTTAGGAGTCCGTCTTCCAGCATACAAAAAAGAGCCTAAGAAAGAATACACTTTGACGTCAGATGATTTCCAAAAAATCCTCTCAGAATTTCCTCCAGGCTCCAATTTTTACGTTCCCTTTATGATAGGTTATTACACAGGAGTCCGTTTAAACGAATGTTTTGCTTTAACTTGGCAGGATATTGATTTAAAGAATCGGACCATAACAATTCACGATCAGCTTTCTTACGAGGATAAAAAATGGGGATTCGCGCCACTAAAAACCACAACTTCTTACCGCACTATTTCCTTTGGAGAAAAATTATACTTAGCTTTAAAACAAGAGAGAAAGCGCCAGGTAGAAAATAGATTAAGGTATGGAGAGTATTACTTTAAAAACTATATGACGGACGATGACGTTATTATTTTTACTCAGGAACATTTAAATTTCAAAGAATTGGATTTCGTCTGCAGACTAGAAAACGGGAAGCTCTATACATCCCAAAGTATGAAAAATGCGATTAAAAAAATCCATAATAAGCTGGGTATAAAAGAATTTCATTATCATTCACTTCGTCATACTCATGCCACGATCTTGGCCTCACATGTCTCGAATCCGGCCATCGTACAGAAACGCCTGGGACACGCGGAGATTGAAACTACATTGAAATACTACGTTTTTGATACAGAGGGTGGTGATAAATATGCCGTTGCTGTTTTTGAAGAATATGCGTGA